TAGGACAACCCCGACACCGACCAACCACAACCGTCCGAGGAGGACACCACAATGGAAGATCAGACCCCCGAGGTCGTCGAGGCCGCCGCCCCTGAGGTTGTGGCAACCCCGACCGTGTTCGCGAAGCCCCGCAAGGCGACGCTCCCGCCCTTGTCCGACTACATCCAAGCCGCCCGCGAAGGTGGCAGCCGCTGGCACCTGCTGAACGAGCAGATTCAAGCCGCCACCGGCGACGTAGTCGTGTCCGACGCAGCCGGCCTAGTGCCCACGCCCGTCGTGACCCCGTACTACGACGACATCCAGCCCCTGCGCCCGATCGTAAACGCCCTCGGCGTCCGTGGCATGCCGGCCGCCGGCTCCACCTTCCTCCGCCCAAAGGTCGCGAACCACTCAGGTGTCGCCGTTCAGTCTTCTGAGCTCGGCACCCTCGAGACGCAGGACTTCGACCTGTCGAACGTCACGTTCACCAAAAAGACCTTCGGCGGCAAGCTCGTCCTCTCTGAGCAGGTCATCGACTGGTCAACCCCGTCGATGCTCCAGGCATCCGTCGAGGACTTGGCCGGCCAGTACGCCCTCGCCACCGAGGACTACGTCGTCGACCAGCTCGCCGCAGCGATCACCAACAGCCAAGAAGTGATCGTGTCCGACTTCACGTCGGCCTCAGAGGTCATTGCCGACCTGTACACCGCCGCCGCCTCGATCGCAGCGACCGGCAACTACTTCCCGAACGCCCTCGTCATGGCTCCCGTCATGTGGGCCAAGCTCGGCGGCCTCCTCGATGGCGACAGCCGCCCGCTGTTCCCGTCGGCCTCACCGTCGAACGGCATCGGCACCCTCCCGCAGGGCGTCACCGGCACCACGGGCAACCCGCTCGGCCTGAACCTCATCGTGTCGAACCAGATCGGCACGCAGGCGGTCGGCAACAAGGATGCCAACGAGTACTGGTGGCTCATGAACAGCCGTGGCGTCGAGTTCTACGAGGACTACAAGGGATTCCTCCAGGTCGTCGGCACCAACCTCGGCGTCACGGTCCTGGTGCGAGGCTACGTCGCCTGCGAGGTCATCGACGTCAACATGATCCGAATCCTCGGCCCAGACGCCACCTTCTGATCCCTCCCCTGAGCTCTGGACGACGCTATGGCTGACTACACCATCACCCACGCATGGCGGGTAGACGGCTATGGCGTCGTCCAGACTCTCGAGAACCTCGACGGACTGATCGTCGGCTCCGACATCAACATCTCAGGGCTCTCGCAAACCAACCTAAACGGCAATCACGTTGTCTACAGCCTCAACAACTACGAGCTGATCGAGGTTGATGACGACGGCGACCTCGTGTTCGACGCCGACATCGTCCGAGCCAACCAGGTGATCTTCGCCGACTCAGGCGACGACATCACGAGGACCACCGACTCGGGCACGCTCACCTACACACCGACATGCACCTGGATCGTGAACGCTGACGTAGTCGAATGGCTCGGCATCGCCGCCGCCACAGCAAACGACACGGCGTTCATCACCGACTGCGTCGCCGCCTCGAACGCCTACTGCTCAAGGAAACGACGCAACGCCGGCTACTTCGACGCGTTGAACACGGCCCCGTCAGGCGACGTATTCCTCGGGACCGTGATGTACGCCGCGACCTTGTACCGGGAACGTGGCAGCGTCGACTCGTTCGCCTCGTTCGACAACATGGGCGGAGGCACCCCGTTCGGCAGCATGGGCCGCATCAAGCAGCTCCTCGGAATCGACAGGCCACAGGTGGGATGAAGTGGCGGCCACAGGCATCCTCGCCGACGCCTACAGCAGCGTCACGACAGCCCTGGCCGCTGCTGGCCTTGTGGTGGTCACCGACCCGCGTAACGCTCGTCCCATGTCAGTTTTCGTCGAGCTACCGTCGGGCCGCGCGTTCAATGAGAACATTGTCGACGTCACCATACGGCTACGCGTGCTGGCAGCACCCCCCGGCAACCAAGACGCGTCCGACTACCTTCTGACCGTGTTCAACACGATCCACCAACTCAAGACGGTCGCCGTGACAGACTTCACGCCGTCCGCAACCTCGGTCGGAGATCAAACGATCCCGTCCTATGACATAACCGTCCGCCTCTCAACTAGGAGAAACTGAACATGGCAACCACCACCGTCCTATCGCAGCCAAACCTGTTGATCGACTCCGTCGACTACAGCGACCAATGCAGCTCGGCCACCGTCACCCTCGTATTCGAGTCGCTCGAGTCGACCTCGTTCGCCGATGGTGCCCGCAAGTACACGGCCGGCCTCGGCAACCACGAGGTCACCTGCACGCTGATGCTCGCCTACGGCACCAGCGAGGTCGAGGAGAACCTCGAGGGCCTCGTTGGCACAAACGTCGACGTTGAGATCTATGCGACGAACAGCCAGACGGCCGCCGCCGGGAACCCCAAGTACACCTTCACCGGCATGTACCTGGAGTCGATCACCCCGATCAACGGCGCACTTGGCGAGCTCCAGACGGTCGACCTGACCTTCACCGGCGGAACCTACGCACGCGCCACGTCCTGACCTGAGGGCCCCGACATGATTCCTCAGCTCGACATCACACTCGACCTCGGCGAAGGCCCTGTCACAGTCGTCACCTCCCTGCCTGTTTGGATGGCATGGGAAAAGCAGACCGGCAAAACCCTCACCGACCTCCAGAACGGCATCGGAGCGACCGACCTCGCGATCTTGGCCTACGAAGGCTGCAAGGTCGCAAAGGTCGTCGTCCCAGCCACACTCGACGGCTTCTCAAGGAAGATCGTCGATGGCCCGTCGCTCGGAGGCGACGCAGCTGCGGGCCCTACCGAAGGGGAACCGTTCACCGACAACTAGCAGAGCTGCTTGTCGAAATTGGATGGTGGCCCCCTGACATACCATTCGAGGCACGAGACCTAGCGACTACGGTCGAGGTCATCAACGACAGGAAAAAGCAGCATGGCAGGAACAACCTTCAGAGTCGCCGCAGAGGCTGATGGGTTGGCCGACGCCATCAAGACCCTCGGCAAGGTCGATCCCGAGCTCAAGAAAGAGCTCATCCGCTCAATGAAGAAGGCGGCAGACCCGCTTGTGGCCGAAGCACGCTCCCTCGTCCCTGCTGCGAGACCTTTGACGAATTGGTACGGCTGGAAGGGCGGCTACGACGCCGGCAAGGTGCGCCGAGGCATCAAGGTATCGCAGCGCAATACGGCGCAACGTGGCAACGACGGCCGTCGACAGGAAACGATCCGACTCCTGGCACTTGTCTCCACCTCGGCTGCCGGCGCAATCTACGACATCGCTGGCCGTGCGGGTGGGACAGGTCGCGGATCCGAAGGTGCAGCTCGAGGTCAAGCGATGATCCGCAAACTCGACGAGAACGGAAGAGCATCCCGTACCTTGTGGCCCGCAGCCGAAAAGAAGCTACCCGAAGTGCAAGACGCTGTTCGTGACGCTATCGCCGAGATGGAGGACACGATCCAGAAAGAACTCGAGGCCCGCTGATGGCGATCACCGTCCCAATCATTTCCGAATGGAACAAAACGCAGCTTCAAAAAGCGCAGAAAGACATCGAGACGTTCGGCTCGAAGGCCGGGAAAGCGTTCAACGGGCTCGCATCGGCCGGTAAGAAACTCGCCCTCGGCCTGGCCGGCGTCTCGGTCGCTGCGATCGCCGTCGGCAAAGACCTGGTCGAGGCCGGGGAACGAGCCTCAACGTCGAACGCTCGCATCGACCAAATCACCGAGTCGATGGGGCTGTTCGGCGAACGTACTGGCGAGGTCACCGAACGACTCAAGGATCTCGCAAACGAGACGGCTCGCAAGACCGGCATCGATCAAAATCAGATCAAGCAGGCACAAGCGACGCTGCTCACTTTCAAAGATCTCGCATGGTCAGCAAATGACGTCGGCGGCAATTTCGATCGTGCCACTCAGGCAGCTCTCGACTTGGCATCGGCCGGTTTCGGATCCGCCGAGTCGAACGCTGTGGCGCTCGGCAAGGCGCTGAACGATCCGATCGCCGGCCTCTCAGCATTGGCCCGTTCTGGTGTGACGTTCAGCGAAGCCGAGAAAGAGGTCATCGCGACGCTGGTCGAGTCTGGCAACACCTACAAGGCGCAGCAGCTCATCCTCGAGGCGATCGAAAAACAGGTGGGAGGCACCGCCGAAGCGACAGCGAACTCGAGCGACAAAATGCGCGTCGCGTTCTCCCAGCTGCAGGAACGAGTCGGCCTCGCGCTCCTGCCCGTCTTTGAGAAACTGTCGCTGTTTTTCATCGACACCCTCGTCCCCACCCTCGAACGCGCATATAACACCGTCATTCCAGCCTTTCGAAACGCATGGCAATCCGTATCCGACGCCATCGGCCCCCTCATCAAAGACCTCGCCGAGTTCCTCGGGCCCATCATCGAACGCATCATCACGTTCCTCAAAGAGAACACCGAAGTCGTCAAGGTATTCATGGCCGTCCTCGCCGGCGCAGCCACCCTCGCAATGATCGCCGCCCTGGTCGCAGCGATCGGCGCCTTGTTCAACCCTGTGACGTTGATTATCGGCGGAATCGCAGCTCTCGCCGCCGGCATTGCTTACGCCTGGAACAATTTTGAAACGTTCCGAAACGTCGTGACGACGACGTTCTCCGTGTTGCGAACCACGTTCACGACATGGTGGACCGTTGTCAAATGGGTGTTCGACAACGTTTTCGGTGGCATGGACGGCATCAGAAAAGCCACCACAGTCCTGAAAGTCGCATTTCAAACATCGTTCAACGCAATCAAAACCGTGGTCATGTCGATCTACGACGCGATCCAGTCTGTGATAAGCGCAGCTCGAACAGCGATCAACACCGTTTCAACGGTCGTCGACAAAGCCAAAAGTATCCCAGGCTCCGGTCTCGTGTCCTCGGCCATCGGAGCGATCAGCGGCATTCTGCCATTCGCTGAAGGTGGCATCGTTACCGGCCCTACCGTCGGCCTCGTCGGCGAAGCTGGGCCCGAAGCAATCATTCCGCTCGACAAAATGGGCTCAATGGGCGGCACCATGAACATCACGATCAACATGCCCGCCGGCACAGACGGCGACGAAGTCATCCGAGCGCTACAACGCCACGCCAGAAACTCCGGTGCCCTTGCGCTGCCTGTTACGAGCTTGAGGCGTTTCTGATGCCCGCCTGGCCCGATTACACGATCACGATCGTCGACTTCAATCACACGATCGACGTGACGGACCTGTGCACAGGTTTCTCGACTGAGATCAAGGTCGGTATCGCAGAGCTCGGCAAAGCATCGGCGACTGTCACGCTCGACAACGACGACGGCAGGTTCACCCCTTACGAGGGCGGAGGGACCGGCACCTACCGGTATCTCGACTGGTACAGCCAAACAATCCAAATCGTCAACGACACGACACGCGTCGTGTTCGATGGTGTGATTCGCGACATCAGTTTCGACGACAACGGCGTCAATTCGACGATGACAATCACCGCTGTCGACTGGCTGAGCGCCGCCAGCAGCGAAGTCGTCGACGCGCCAGCCGTCGGATCCTTAGGAACCCCGGGTGAGTCAATGACCCGAGCGCTACAAGGAATCGCTGGATGGGGTCCGGGAGTCACCCTTCCGTATTTTGGTGACAGCACCGCGACACAGAACCCTGTCTGTTTCGATCAAGGCACCGGCTCAACGAGAACGCAGATGGTGGCGCTCACATCTGTTACGGCTCACGACATCATCGCCACCGTGATTATGCCCGCAGGCCCTTCGGTACATTTCCCCGGCGCCATCACCTTTCAACAATCGCCGAGGATCGCCACCTACAGGTGTGACGTCGTTGATTACACGCTGAACAAAACTTTCGCCGAAGGTGGTGTTATCTTTGACGAGAACCCGTCGGCTACGACATCTGCTGACGCCCGTCTACCGTTCTCAAAACTTGAGATCGGGTACTCGGACGACTTGCTTACAACAACCGCCACCGTTCAATCCGGCGTCGCCCTCGCATATTATTCGTTCACCTCGACGAACACCGACGCTGAGGAACGCTACGGCTCACGCGCCCGAACCTATTTGGACATCGGCGAACCGGGCTTAGCGGCTGTGACTCAATCAGCTGAGTTTTGGACTCAACGCGCGGCCGAGGTTCGTTACGTTCCCATACGGATCGAAACACGAACCTCGGTCTCAGAGGCGGCGCTCGGCAATTTGGGCCGTTCAAAAATGAACGACCTGCTCGCCATGCAAACCGTTCCTTTCTCTGTTGCCCGGATCACTTACACAGCGACCAACGGCGCCCAAGTCGACGTTCCGATGGTGATCACCGGCCGAAAGGTGAACGCCACGCCGTCCGATACCAGGATCATTCTTGACATGATCCCTGCCGTCGACTGGCAATCATTCGTCCTCGATGATGACCTGCTCGGCATTTTGGGAGACATCACCGACCAATACGATGAGGCGACGATCGAGTACGATCAACTAGGTTTCGACTATGACGGCGAAACCCTGGTCGGGAATCGGCTAGGTTAGGAGCGTCATGGCAACGAACTACCCCACCTCGCTTGACTCGTTCACGAACCCGACGTCGAGTTCGACGTTGAACTCGCCGTCTCATGCGGCGCAACACGCTAACGCGAACGACGCGATCGAAGCGATCGAAACGAAACTCGGTGTTGGTAATCACACGATCGGCACATACCAGACCTATACGCCAAGTTTTACAGGTATTGCTTTCTCGTCATATACGGCCAGGTACGCTCGCGTGAACAATTTGGTTCATGTTTGGTTTTCCGGCCTTCTAAGCGGCGCCGTAACTGGCACGATAGAAATCACAACCCCGACAAACTCGGAAGCGGTAACGAACGACATTATTTTCCCCGGAAATTGCACAGCGTTTGACGTTGGGTCAAGTGTTCTCTACCCCGGTGCAGTCATGATGAGGAACGGAGCATCATTGCAGTTTCGTACTGCCGCTTACCCGATGAACCTTTCATGGTCAAATAATCTTCCCTTTACATGGGCAACTGGTGACCTTCTGAGTTTTGATTTAGTGTACGAGGTGGCGTGAGATGGATTTGAGATCCGAATTTGATTCCGTCGAAGTACCTGAGGAATGGTGGCTGAAACGGATGCGTATCCACCGCAACGCGTTGCTTGTCGCATCTGATTGGACACAAACGGTGGATGATTCGACAAGTAACCGGCAGGCGTGGGCCGACTACCGTCAAGCGCTTCGCGACTTCCCTGCCACATGGACACCAGGTCCGGTTGCAGAGTTTCCTGAACCTCCAGAGGTGGTGTGATGGCGACGTTAGGTACGTTCGTGTCGGGGCAGGTGTTGACCGCCGCCGAACTGAACGCCATCGGCACATGGCAGGATTTTCCAGCAACAAAAGGTTTTGACAACATTACCGAAGGTAACGGGAATCTGATCCAGCGTTACTGTGAAGTCAACGAAATAGTGTTTTTCTACGCTACGTTTGAGTTAGGGAGTACTTCTGCTTTGACGGCTGGTGTTTTCGTTTTGCCTGTAGCCATGAATGATGCTTCCTCTGCTTTGCATTTTACAGCCAACTTTTCTAACGGCTCGACAGGTTACGCGGCAATGGTTCGGCAAATCAGCGCTACGGGGGTCATCATTCGTGCGATAGCCACTAGTGGCACATATGCGACGCAAGCAATCGTCACCTCAACTGTGCCGTTCACTTGGGCGAGTGGCGACCGTATCGCTATCAGCGGCTTCTACGAGAAGGCATGACGATGATGTTCGAACCCGAAGAATACGGCGCCACCTACAGCGAACAAATGCGCGCACACCGCGACCGTCTGCTGGCGGCGTCGGATTGGACCCAAGTCCCTGACGCACCAGTCGACCGGCAAGCATGGGCCGACTACCGGCAAGCCCTTCGCGACTTCCCTGCGACATGGACACCCGGCCCCACCGCAGAGTTCCCGGAGCCGCCCAATGCGTAACGCCTTCCTACTTCTCGGACTGAGCGCACTATGCGCCATCCTTCTCTTCATCGCATCGGAGTAACCATGCCGAACATCACTCAAATCATCAGCCGTTTGATCGCCGTGTTCATTGCGTCTGCGATCCCGAACGTCGGCGTCGGCGCCATGCTCGACGTAGACGCCGGGAAAGCAATGGTCATGTCAGGCGCCATAGCGGTCCTCGGCGTCGTCCAGCAGTTGGCTGTCGCGATGCGTGACAAAGGGACGATCACGCACGAGGACCTTGACAACGCCGTACACAGCACAGGAGACTGAGATGGGGTACACGAACTGGCATG